TTCAGACGTTGCGAGCGCTGACGTTGCTGTGAACTTAAGAGAGGTACAGCCGCCGCCGCCGCCGCCACCTGCGGAACCTTCGCCCTGTAGCTCGGAATGCAACACGCCGCCGCCTGCACCACCGGGCCCGACGCATGTCACAATCGCATAAGTGGCCCACGGGTACGATGCTTTAGTAAACGTGCCCGACGCAGTGAACGTGACTGTTTCCTGTTTCACGACTGCGTTCCAAGACGTGCCGTCATAGCTCAACAACTGGTTACTATCGGAGAGGTAGCAAACCATGCCCTCGGTTGGTGACGTCACAGCTGCGTCGCGGGCTGTCGAGTCAGCGAACGTCATCACCGCCTGTTCCATCAAGTACGTGTTGACTTCGCCCGCAGTCAGAACTGCGCCTGATACGAACGTCTTGAAACCTGCTCCGGCCATTTTAGTATCCTAATCTGTTCTGATTCAGCTCGCCGTAGTCTGTCGAGTCGAGGATGAACGACACGGTTTGCACGCCGTCCTCTAGTCGCACGGTGAGCGTCGATGACTGCGGCGTAATCTTCCAGGCAACTCCCGACACGACGCCGGTGAATTCCAGAGTGGAGGTAGCGCCTTCGGGTCGTAGCTGAATGGTGCACGTGTCGCCGACTGAGTATTTGACGAGCTGCCACGAATCGTTCGCGCCGGTAGCGACCGGCGGCATTTTTATGTCTCGCACGTTGAGCGGCGGCGCGCCGTCTGTGCCGTACTGCGCGAGGAAACTTTCAGCGAGGGAAAGCGTGGCGGCGTCGCTGTTTGCAATTAGCCCGGCGCGTGCAATGCTGCGCGCTCCGAACTGGTCAATGTTGGCGCTTGTTGTCTGTTCGGTGCCGCCGACCGACGTAAACGACGCCTGCGAATAGGAGCTCGTGGAACCCGACACAAAGTTTATTGCGGCGTAGTAATGCGGTTCAGTGCCTGACGGCGTGAGACGGGCATCCCACAAGTTCAGGGCGGTTAGTTCGTTTACGCCAGTTACTGCGCCCGTGACGGTTTGTTGCCCTCGAGTGCGGAACGTTAAAGCGTCGTAGGGTGTCGTGCCGTCAATTGGTAGGCCGTGCCTGACGTAGATGTCTCCGCCGTTGGATTGTTCGAGGTTGGTGACCATTGCGCCAGCGGTGCCGGTGTAGTCCACGACCTCCTGGAGGGTGTCGCCGGCGTTGCCTGACGGGTTCACGACTGCGTACTGGTCAATCTGCGGGCTTATAGCGGTCGCCGCTGTCAGTGTTTCGTCGATCATTGCAGCGGTCGATGCTGACGCAATGTCGAGGCCGTTCGTGAAGTCGTAGCCGAGGCGTGACGTTCCAAGGATTCCGTCGTTGGCTTCGCTCATATCGTGATCCCGTACTTCTCGGCGAGGTATGCCTCTGCGTCTGCAATTTCGCTTGCTGTTGGCGATGCAACAAAGAACGCCTCGGCGACCAGCGTCTGATCCTTAAATGCGCGCTGAACGTCGGCTGGGTATCCGAACGAAACGCCGTCATAGGTTGTCGAGGTAAACGTAAGGCGCACAATATTCGGGCTGCCTACGTTCACGGCGTCGTGTACGTCGCCTTGCGTCGTTCCCGTAAATTGCACTGCGTCGACGTAGAGCGAGGTCGCCGACATCGCCAAACTAAGAGTCGTGTTGCTGTTGGCTTCGCGACCGCGATAGGCGACACCTAAAATGTTGCCCGTGCTAAACGTCGCGAAGCGAGCATCTTTCACGTAGTAGACCGCAAACATGGTGTACGACGTGCTGGCAACCGGTGCCGACGTGTTCGTCAACCAATCGCGCTGGCCCCCCGAAATGCCGCCGTAGTGGAGCACGTTGCGGCCGTTGATAGTCGAAACGCCGGTCAGCGGTTGGCGAAGCGCGTCTGCTTGCGTCAGGTGGTAGGCGTTGCCTGACTTGTCGTCAATCTGCGAAACTGCGCCGCCCGACTCGGTAATGGTCGAAGTGTCCGACGCGTCGATCCAGACGAGTGGCGACAGGCCGAGCACTGAGAACGGCGTAGCAGTGGCCGACGCTGAATATGTGCCGGTGCCGGCTGCGTTCACCGCAGCGACTCGGAAGTAATACAGGGTGCCGTTACTTAGCCCGGTGACCGTTGTTGTGGTCGCTGTTGAGCCGTGCGCGAACGTCGACCACGTTGCGTCGTCCGTCGAGTACTGCACTGAGTAGTCGGTGATCGGGCTGCCGCCATCGGCGGGAGCGGACCACGACAGCGGCACCGAGGCGGCGTCGGGCGTCGTTGTGACTGTGCCAACTTGATCTGGGACCTGTGGTGCTGGCGTAGCGGTGACTGAATCCGAAAACGGGCCAGTGCCTTCGCTGTTGACTGCGGCTACTCGGAAGTAATACAGGGTGCCGTTACTAAGGCCGGTGACCGTTGCTGTTGTCGCGTCGGAACCATGCGCGAAGGTGGACCACGTTGCGTCGTCGGTTGAGTATTGCACCACGTAGTCGGTAATCGGCAACGTTGAGAACGGCGCGGACCACGACAGCGCCACCTCTGTGTTGCCTGGGGTTGCTGTAACCGTGCCGACCTTGGTAGGCGGGCTACCGCCTGCGCCAAGCGTGAACCCAAACGCGCCGCCGTCAAACGCCAACGTGCCCAACAGTGTAAGAGCGTCGGACACCGTAACGTTTACCGTTGCATCGTATGAATCGGCGAACGTGTAACTGATGTCTGTCACGTAGCCGCTAAAAGCCGCCGGCGGGCCGTGGGTCCAGGTAGGAGCTCCTGCACCAGTGACGTCGGCGTACAGCTTGACCTCTACGCCGAGAAACCGGGCGTCGCTGTACGTGCCGCCAGCGTCGGGCGTATAGGCGCTGTCGGTGTTGTCGAGCTGCAAAGTCATCGACCCGCCTGAATAGGCAAGGGCATCGCCTCGTTTGCCGTAGCTAATGCTTGCGCCCATTAGGTCGCCGATAGGGACCGCTGGCGGGTTAGTGCCGCCGTCTTTGTCGATCGGTTGAAACTCGAGCGCCCACGACCACGACGCCATCAGAGCTGTCCGGTAAGGATCGGGACGGTACCGCCGTGCGCTCGTGCATAGCGTTGCAGAGCTGCCACGACGTCGGCACCATCGGACCCGGCCGGCATGTTAACGGTGACGTTTATGCCGCCGCCCATGCCGCCGGCACGGTTAAGCGGGATCACTGCCTCGGGGCCGGCTTCGCCGATGAGCGCCAAAGTCGGGCCGGTAACAATTCCGCCGTCGGCCAGTTCTGGAATATTCGGGATAGTGAAGCTTTTGCCGCCAATTTTGGGCACCCAACTCGGCACGCTGAACCCGAACCCGCCCACGGTGCTGTTCCATGCGCCAGCGATAAGGTTAAACACTTCGCGCGCTGCGGCGAGTAGCGGGTCGAAGAACACGCCAAAAATTTCGAGCACTTTGTCTGAGTATTCGTTCCATTTGTCGTATATGTCGACAGCGACATCGGCGACAGCTTCGCCGACAGCGGCAGCGTCCTCGCCGAGCTCGATAAACATGTCGGCGAGCCAGGTAACGACGTCAATGACGAGACCAATAGCAACGGTTACGAGGTCTTTCATTAGCGTCACCTGCGCGACGACTGCGCCGACCACAAAGTCAACAATCGTGCGGAAAGTCTCAAAGTTTTGATAGGCGTAGACGACGGCAGCAGTGACAGCAGCGACGGCGGCGGTGACGAGCACGAACGGTGACAGCAACGCAACGAACGCAGCTACGAGCGAATAGACGGCAGCGACTAGTACGCCGCCGATAACGATTGCCAAAGCGGCGACGATTGGCTTGTTTCGTTGCATCCATTCTTCGATGGGCTTGAACTTTTCGCGCAGCACGTCAAGCACGCCGCCCAAACCGTTTTCGCTAAACGCTGTGACCAGTTGCTCAATGACGCCGAGGACGCTTTCGATAGCCGGCATTAGGCCGACTTTTAGCCGGTTTGTGAGGACGCTGAAACGGTCGCTGAGTGTGAGCATTCCGTCGGCCTGGTCGGCAACGAGGCCGGTGCCGTCGCCAATAAGGCCGCCAAAGTTTTGCAGGTCAAAGTTGCCGGAACGGATCGCCGACGAGAGGCGTTGCGCGCCTTCTGCGCCGAACGCTGCGGTAGCCAGGTTCAGCGCCTCGGTGTCGCTTGTGGCGTTTTGGATCGCTGCGACGGTTTCCTCGAGGGCTTTGCGCGGGTCCTCGCCAGCTGCTGCAACGTCGCGCCCGAACTTGTTCAGAGCTGGTCCGATGCGGCTGACGTCGACGCCGGCCCGCTCAAGTCCGCCCATTAGCGCCGTAGTTTCCTCAAGACTAAATCCCATGTTTGCGAAGATCGGCCCAAACGTTTCGACGCTTTTGGAAAGCTGTTCAAGAGGGCGGCCGGTTGCTTGTGCGACTCGGAGCAGGTCGCCCAGGGCCTCGTCGGCGTCGGTTTCGCCAAACACGGTGAGCGCCGAACCGGCAACGGCAATTGCTTCGCTGACGTCGGTGCCAGCTACTCGAGCAAAGTCAAGAAACAGGTCGGTCTGCGTCTCGAGCTCGGCCCCAGTCGTTCCAAATGTCGTGTTGACGTCGGCGAGTGCGCGTGACACGTCGTCAAACGAATCGGGCACGTCACGGGCGACGTTGCGGGCCGAGTCAATCAAACCGTCGAGCGCTTCTCCCGATGCGCCTGTGCCCGCAATCAAGTTGTTGCGCATCGTTTCAATATCGCCGGCAACGTCGATTGCCATTTTTCCGGCAGCAAGAGCAGCACCAGCAAACGCCAGCCCGGCGGCGCGTGTAAACGTCTTTAGTTTCGACTCGGCCTGCCCGACAGCGTTACGAAACTTTTTAGAGTCTCCAAGAATTGCGACGTTAATAACGCTAGCGGCGGCAGCCATGAGACGAGTTTAGAACGCTTTCCGAATGATGGTTCGGACCTCGGTGTTGTAAGCGTCGACGACTTCCTGGCGTCTGCTGTCGAGCGCTTCATATAGGAACGGTTGCGGGCGAATGCCTCGCCGGCCCCATCCAAAATGGATTGGCGCAGCGTAGGGGACGCCCGACGCTGTTTTCCGGTTGTTGCCGGCGCGCACTCGAGCCGCTGTTTTTGTGCCCGACCCTCGAATCGAGTCTTTTAGGCGACTGCTACGGACTGGCACTTTTGTTTTTGCTGTGCCTGCTACGTCGTCGGCTAGTCGCCTGTGCAGGTCCTTAAGGTCGCTCATGTCGTCGCCGGCATCCTTGAACGCTTTCCGCAATTTGCGGCCGCCGTCAATGTTCACTGCCGGTTCGATCATGTCAGCGCCTCCTAGACGCCTTCTCGCGCTGTTGGGCTTGTTCCCGCAGTATTGCGTACAAAGCTCGGATGAGCTTCGGAGAGGCCGCCTCAAGCTCGCTGAGCGGTTGCCCGGTGGCTAGGGCAAGCTCGGCTAGCCGATAGGCGGCCCCTCGTCGGCTAAAGGGTCGGTATTGCTCTCGAAGTTCATGTCGGCGAGCGTGGCCTTGAATTTGTCGAACGTTGGGACGGTGTGACCGTCCGAACGTCGGGTTTCCCAGGCAAGCCAGCACAAATGCTCAAGTTTCATCTGTTCTAGGGCTTTGATACCGCTGTCGAGCTTGAAAAACAGTTCCATGCGTAACACCATGCCCATATTGGGAGTGCCTGCGACGGCTTCTGTCTCGCCTTCCAGTCGTGACGTAATCGTCAGGTCGAGCATTTTTCTCTTTCTGTTATGAGGTAGCGGTCGTTACTGGGCCAGACATCGGCCAGGTGACGGAAATAGTCGCGAGGTCAGCGACGCCGCCGTCAATAAACGGCACTTCGGTGACAAGGCAGGAAACAGACTTCTTTGGGTTGTCGGCTGCGACTGCTGCTGACGTCGGCGTGACCTCGACAGTGGTGACGGTGCCGAGCAGCGTGTCGAGCGTGCCGTATACCTCGGACGCTGCAAAGTCTTGCAAAAACTCAATCGAAACGCTGCCGTCCTTGAGGCCGCCGATTCGAGTAATATTGCTGTCCCCCATAGCGGTCGTGTCGAGCTCGGCTGCGCTTTCAGCAAACGACACGCTGGTAATGTGGTCGGTGAGGTCGACCGAGTTAACGGTAACCGTTACGGTGTTCTGGTTAAATACGGCCATCAGTCGGCCTCGCTTTCTTCTGGTGCCGACTTTCGGCTTTTCTTGGCTTCAACGGCAACCAAATGGCCGCCGGCGATTAGTGCGGGCACGTTGCGGCCCTCGAGGTTGTCGTCGGTTGCCGTGTCGCCTGGCTTAAAGCCGGCGAGGCGGCCCGATGTCACTTTGTATGCGGTCATCTTGCGTGAACCTCCACGGCGAACCGTGCGCCGATATAGGCGGAATCAGCCCACTCTACAACGCCGTAATCGGTCGCCTGGGTAACCTGGCTAGTTAGTGCTGCGCCGTTCAGGGTTGGGTCGGCTTCGATTGCGTCAGGAACGGAACCGGTGCCGGAGATGAGAGCGTCTAACGCGTTTTGTGAGTATTCCTCGGCCATGTTTTGCAACAGCACCAGCACGTCGAACCGGAACATGGTCAGGCTGCCGGCTGCGCCGGTCATGCTTTCGTGATACGTCGCGATAGGTCGAGCTGGCATGACGACAGCGGCCGGCACGGTAACCGAACCGGGCACGGTGTCATGCACAGTCAGAAACGGCGTCGCTGTGACCGCCTCGAGGCGTGTAGCGATGCCGGCACGGATAGCGGCGTAGTCGGCCACTAGGCGACGCCGATGCGCTTGTGAGGCTGTAGGAGCGCTGCCACGTCGGGATCGGTGCGCGATATGCGGGCGATTCCGTAGTCAGCGAACCCGGTCATAATGCCGAGCGGTGAAGCTTTGCGCTGATAAAGCCGGGCGGCGAGGATGAGGGCGGCCTGTTGGACGCCGTAGGGTACGCCGGTGCTGATCTGGTCGCCCCACGCTGCCGTTACCTGTACTGCTGGCCGCTGGCTCGCATATCGTGGCCACTGGCCTGACACGTTTAGGAGCGCGTTGTATGGCGCAGCGTTAAACGGCTGCACCAGAAAATCGGTAGTCACCGTTAGCGTCGTGTCATAGGTGCCGTCGTTCGACGTGTCAGTCTTGACAACCAGGCCGGTTGTTGTGTTGAACCGGTCGACTAGCAACAGTTCAGGATCGCCAGCAAGAAAGACGCGTGCCTCGGATACTGTCTCAAAAGTTTCGTTCGTGTAACCGTCGACGAGCTCCTGGGCGGCGTTAATGGCAGCTGTTAGCGGCGTGTCCTCGGACGTCGTGCCCGACGGTATGCCTAAATAGTCTTTGACGATTGCGAGCGTCGTGTAGGGCATTGCTACTTTTTGGCGGCCTTTTTAGCTGGCTTTTTCGCTGCCGGCTTGTCGGCGGGTGCGGGTGCAGGCGCAGCTTTGTCGGCTGGTTTCTGAACCCGGCTAGGTGCTTGTTTGTCCCAAAGATTCACGGGCGAGCCTTTCAGAATGGTGCCGCCCGAGGCCCTAGCAAAGACTGGTATCTGCTAAGGCCTCGAGCGGCGAAGGGGTGACCTTAGAAGGTCGGGGCAACGAGGCCAGTGCCGGAAATGACCGAAACCGACGCCGGGTAGCGGCCCGCAATAAAGCAAGCGTACTGATACGCCACCATCGTAACGGTCAGGTTCAGCCCGGCCGTCTGGTCCATGCGGACGAGGGCCGGGGAGCCGGCGTCCTCGAACAGCAGCATGTCGGCACGTCGGACGATGTAGATTTCGTCCTCGTCGGTGCCTGCGCCGGCGTTGGTGACGACGTTCGCATCGGTGACGACGGGCAAACCAGCGATGGATGCGCCGGTGTTGCCGTAGCCAGCGACCGGGCCGAGGCCCATCGCGTTCTGCGGGACATTCTGGGTCGGCACAACTAGCGGGCGGTTGCTCGAGTCGACGCCGGCCTGCATAAACGCCAGGCGGCGAGGATGCATGACAATCAGGTCGGCCGCTGCGTAGCGGTTCGAGTTGACCTGCTGCACGCCGTCCACAATCTTGGAGTACAGCTCGGCAGCGGTCGGCGAGGCGTCGGTGTAGGTCACGCCGTTCGTGCCGGACACGTTCGTCAAGCCGAGAAGCTGACCAGACGAGCCGGAACCGTTCAGGAGCTGGTTGTCAAGGGTGGTCGCCATTGCGCCCATCATGTCGGCCGCAACAAGAGCGTCGACGCCGGTGCCACGCTCGATGGCCTGGCGGCTGAGCTGCTGACCTGCGGCGATGGTGCGCACGTCCACGGTCAGGAGCGTGTCGTCGATGTCCGTTTCCGAGACCGCGTCGTTTTCGGCGGCCTGCACGGCAGCGCTCGAGCCGGTGGTCACACGCGAAATGTTTACCGTGAGACCGTCAGCGGGCAGCGGCAACGCGGTGCACTGGTCAGCGAACGGCCGACCGGCGCGGGCGAGCTCGGCTGCAAGCTGCGTCAGGTACTGCGGGACGACCAGACCGGCGTAGTTGGCGGTGCTGCCGTCACGCTGCTCAATTGCCATTTCCTCGCGGTGGCGGCGGAGGCGGTCCGTTGCCTCAAGGTCGCCGTAAACCTGCGAGTGGTACATGTCGGAAAAGAAGCTCTCGGAGCGAGTCTCGGAGTAAGTAAGCGGTTCGTCTTTGACGTGCACGATGCCGGCGGCTGCGCGGCTTTCGG